GTTGGCGTCGCGCAGGTAGGCGCCGCTCAGGTTGGCGTCGCGCAGGTAGGCGCCGCTCAGGTTGGCGTCGCGCAGGTTGGCGCCGCTCAGGTTGGCGTCGCGCAGGTAGGCGCCGCTCAGGTAGGCGCCGCTCAGGTTGGCGCCGCTCAGGTAGGCGTCGCTCAGGTAGGCGCCGGTCAGGTAGGCGTCGCTTTCAACAGCCTTCTCCAGCGCATGGCGCATGGCCAGACCGCTATCGAGTCCCGCCGGAATCTCACACTCGAACAGCACCTTGCTGCTGTCCCAGCGCGAAACGATCTTCTGTGTCTGTTCCATCTCTGCCCCTTGTTGGCTTGCGATGGAGCTATTGAACCATAGTTAAACCGAGCCTGTCAACCATAGTTCAGCCAAAGATGAAAAAAAGCCCACAAGCGTGGGCGTGTTGCGTTTAGGAGTCTTTTGACAGTGCTGCCCTTATTGGCATGTCGGGATTCGTGCAGCGCACAGAAGTGCCGCTCAAGCTTTTTACGGTGTAGATGGAGCCATCCTTGTCTCTGATCTTCGATCCGACAACTGCGGCACGGCCCACGCAGTGCTCACCCTCCGCGCCAGTGACCGCATCGCTGGCCTTCGCTATCAGCGACCCGGGGATAAAGACGAAGAAGCAGCCCGAGAGCTGCGTGCAGGCGACAAGCGCCCCAGTGAGAAACAATGCTTTCATGTGGCCTCCCTGGCCTGCTGGTTAAAGATCTTCCCATCCGCGCATCGGAGCGCGCAGCACAGCGACGATCTGCACGCCGTCTCTGATGTGCTCAAAGCTTCGATAGTTCGGGTTTGTGGCGGCGGCGATCCAGTCGCCAGGCGCTTCGGATTGGCGCAACTGCCGCAAGTGCAGTCCGCCAGACTTGTCTCTGACGATCACGCCGGCCCCCGGCTTGGCCTCGCTGGCCCGCCTGAACAGGAACTCATGCCCAGCTCTGGCAAGGGGCGCCATGGCGTCATCAGGTGCCACAGCAATAAACGACTCCGCAAGCGTGCCGTTTCGGTCTTCGCTCATCAACTGCTCCCATGTAAGTGGAGAGACAGTTTGCATTTGGAAGTCGCTCATTGAGTGAGCCACTGGCTGAATTCCGGGTAATTCCGGCCCTTCGCCTGAATGCTTTGCCCCCACTCCCCGGGACAACCACCGAGAGGAGACGCCCAAGAAGGCTGCGGCCTCGTCATTGTTCGAGGCAGTGAAGGCCCCCGACTTGCCATCCAGCACCTTCTTGACCGCTTGGTAAGAAATCTTGAGGTGCTTTGCAAGCGCGCTTGCGGACACGGTGCGGTCGCGCATGGCCTCTGCGAGCCTGTCTTTGTATTCAACCATGGTTGCAGATTGTGCGAAAAAAGCTCTGAACAATGGTTGCCAAGTGCCGTGAACTATGGTTCAATGAGGCATGCTTAAGTCTGAAGCCATCGAACTTTTGGGGGGTTCTATCCCCGCCGCCGCGAAGGCAATCGGCATTACTTACCAGGCCGTTGACAAGTGGCCGGAGGTGCTTTCCGCAAGGATCGCCGACCGTGTTCTTGCTGCTCTGGCCCGCCAGCAGCAACAGCCGCGCAAGCGCCGCACCAAGGCGGTGGCCTGAATGATTACTCCACGCCAGCCTGTTGCCCAGCGGATTGACTCCCCGCTGATGGCTGGTGTTTGCCGCTGCCCTCATGGCGCGGCTTTTTTCTGCTCGCGTCGCAGCTCTTCGGCTCGGCGCTCCAAGTCTGCGGCCATCAGTGCAAACAAGCGCGTCAAGAACGCCTTGAGTGCGGCTGCTGCTTTTTCGTTTGAGGTGCTGTTGCTCATGGCATTCAGTTTTGCCTGCGCAAGCCTCTCAACACCACACAACTGATTTGAGCGAGGTTGCGATGCAACTTGGATTGCCCACTGAAGTAACCAATCAGGAGCTTGCGCGAGAGACAACTCTCGGCGGCGCCATCGGACTATGCGCCAAGGCGGCAGGACTGGAGCCGAAGCAGCTTCAGTCTGACCTGAAGTTGGACAAGGCGCAGTGGTCCCGGTGGGAGTCTGGGCAAGAGGGCGTCATCTGGCCGAAGTTGTCGGCGGTGATGGATCGCTGCGGCAACGACGCGCCGCTGCTCTGGATGTTGCAGGCACGGGGCTATGACCTCTCCAGCCTGCGCAAGCGTGAGACGGAGACGGAGCGAAAGCTTCGCGAGGCCACCGAGCGCATAGAACAACTTGAACGCGAGCGTGAAGTGGAGCGCCGCTTGTTCCGTGACTTGAGGGCGGCAGCATGACCCAAGCCGCACAACTGGTTCGCTATGAGCATGCCCGCACGGCGCTGGCTGAGTGCTACCGCGTGGACGAGGTTAAGGACATTCGAGACAAGGCCGAGGCTATGGCCGCATATGCGCGCCAGGCCAAAGACTCCGAACTGATCCAGTACGCCACTGAAATCAAGGTGCGGGCTGAGCGTCGGTGTGGGGAGTTGCTGGCGACGACTGAGAAGAACCGTGGCGCCGCTGGCGTCGGATCAAACCAGCACCAGGTGCGGTCGCACGATTCGACTGCACCAACTCTGGCCGAGATGGGTTTGACCCGCGATGAGTCCAGCCGCTACCAGCAGCTTGCCGCCATGCCAGATGAGCACTTTGAGACGGCTGTGGCGACTGCGAAGGCAACTGCTGGCGAGGTCACTACGGCATTCATGTTGCGCGAGGCCAAGAAGGCTAAGCCGGCACCAATCAAAGGCAAGGCAGCCGAGAAGAAGCGCCAGGAACTGCGAGAGGCCCAAGAGCGCGGCGTCTCAATGCTTTGCACCTATGCGCGGCTGACTCTCAGCGCCATTGAATCGCTTGAAGAGTTCACCGACGAAGAAAGACAAGTCCTCGATGACTTGCGAACCGCGATTGATCGGACATCAATCATTCACTAGGAAAACGCAGATGCAATTTGAAATCATCCAAGTAACGCCCCGCCTTGCCCGTCAGTGGCTTGAAAGCAATACCCGCAACCGCCCACTGCGACCCGCGCACGTCGAGCGCCTGCGCGCATCCTTTGAGCGTGGCGAGTACGTCATGACCCATCAGGGCGTTGCGTTTGACAGCGACGGCGCGGTGGCCGACGGACAGCACCGGCTGACGGCTATTTCACTGCTCCCCGACAACTACAGCTTCCCAATGCTGGTGACGCACGGGCTGGACCACGATGCAGCGTTCCCAGTGATCGACGTTGTGATGGCAACGCGCAGCGTGAGTGATGTGTTGGGCGTAGACCGCAAGGTTTCCGAGGTCGGCATGTTCTTGTGCCGGCTCTGGGAGGGCAAGTCGGCTGGCGTCACGCCGACCCTAGCTCTGCCATTCATTGAGATGACAGCCCCGACAACATCGGACCTGATTAACTTCTGCGGAACGACATCCAAAACATGGAGCTCAGCGCCTGTCCGATCTGCCGCCGTTGTTTCGCTTATGCGCGGTGTGGATGCTGACTACGTGAAGCTGATGTATCGCAACTTGGTAACGGCTGATTTCAACGCCATGACGCCAGTGATTGCGGGTCTGTTCAAGTCCCATCTGAACGGCAAGGTCCGCGCTCAAGATGCTTATGACTTGTTTGTGCGCTGCCTACGCGCTTTTGATCCGTCTGTTGCGCATCACACGAAGGTGCAAGTCAAGGACGCAAGCGTAAGCGTGGCTGAGGTCCGCGCTTGGCTGACTGCGATGCTTGCAAAGAAAAATGCCCCGCTGTTGGGCGGGGCTAAAGGGAAAACGCAGCCGAAGTTTAACAGCGGGCGGCTGGCTGCGTAATGGCTGGCGACTGGATCAAGATGCGCACGAACCTGTGGGATGACCCACGGGTTGCGCGTCTGTGTGATCTAACAGACCAGGGCGAGGCTGCTGTGATTGGCGGCCTCTACTGGCTCTGGGCGATGGCTGACGCACACACGGAGAGCGGCATCCTCCCTGGCCTTACCTGCAAGGCCATCGACCGCAAGACGGGCGTTCCGGGCCTGGGGGATGCGTTGTGTGATGTTGGCTGGCTCGCAGATCACCCAGAGGGCGTGCGCATCGTCGGCTTTGAAGAGCACAACGGAGCTTCAGCCAAGAAGCGGGGCCAAACAGCTAAGCGCGTGGCCGCTTTCAAGGCCGGTAACGCAGAAGAAACGCAGATCGGCGAAGAAGGTAACGCAGTGAGCGTTACCAAAACGTTACCAGAGCGTTACCTAGAGAAGAGAAGAGAAGAGAAGAACTCTTCTTCACTACGTTCAGAAGAGGCTCGCGCTTCGCGCTTGCCCAGCGACTGGGCATTGCCTGACGAATGGCGGGACTGGGCCAAAGCCGAACGGCCAGAGCTTGACCCCCTCAAGACCTCGGAGCAGTTCCGCGACTACTGGGCGGCGAAGCCGGGTAAGGACGGGCGCAAAACCGATTGGCTCGCCACTTGGCGCAACTGGGTTCGCAACCAACGAGCGCCAATGCCGGTGAAGCCGACGATGGCCACGGCCCCGCCGATCACCACGCCGCCGAAGCCAGGCATAGACCCCGCCCTCGCAAAGCTGCGAGCCGAAGAGTCGAACCTGAAGCCGCCGAGCGCTGAGCAACTTGCCCAGCTACGAGCAATCCGAACAGCAGTGAAGGTATCGCAATGAATCTCAGCTTCACATCCGCATGTCCTGGCGGCATCCATGCCCCAGCCCGCGCCCCCGTGTTTGTGCCCAAGCCGGTGAAGGTCGAGTTGTCTCTGACCGGCTTTGAGCGCCTGACTCCGCGTGAGCGCGAACTGATCGAGCGAACCATCGTCACAGGCGTGGTCAAGCTCGCAGCCGAGCAAATGGGCATCACGAACAAGACCGCAGAGGCCCACATGTTGAACGCCCGCGAGAAGACCGGGCACCGCAACGCGATCCATCTGGCAATCGCTTACGAGCGCTGGGCAAGGGGTGCCGCATGAACGTCGCCGCAATCCTGCAATCAAGCCGCTTGCCGCTGACTGCCCAGCAGATCGCTGACCAGCTCGGCATGGCTATCGAAGAGGTCTACACGGACCTCGTACGCATGGAAGGAGAGGGCCGAGCCCGCCCGATCCTGAACTATTTTCACCGCGAAAACCGGGTCGGCATTGCCGGCTGGATCGCATCACCTTACTGGAGCAATTGAGTGGCAAACGACCTGAATCAATACCAATGCATTGGCCGACTC